AAGGAGGGTGAGGCCGGACCGTCGCGCCAGTGGCGCGGCGTAAGCCGGCCGAACGCCGAGGGGGTGCAGTTTCCGCCCGGCACAGTGCATTTGCCTGATTGGGTGGACAGCGAATGGCTGAAGCAGCTGGTGGCCGAAGAGCTGGTCACCGTGCGCACCAAGCGCGGCTTCGCCCGGCTTGAATGGCAGAAGCTGCGCGAGCGCAACGAGGCGCTGGACTGTCGCGTCTATGCCCGCGCCGCTGCCTGGATCGTCGGGGCTGATCGCTGGTCCGAGGCGCGCTGGGCCGATCTGGAGGCGCAGGTGGCGGGGGATGGCAAGGCTGATGGGGGTCACGAAAAAGCCGCCGCCGGATCCATCCGTGCGGTGCGCAGTCCGGCACGGCGCAGGTCTGTGGCATCAAATTACATGAGGTAAACATGGCCACAATCGCAGAGCTGAAGTCCCGTCGCGAGGCACTGGCGGCGTCGCGATCCTCCGGCGTGGCGCGTGTCAGTTATGACGGCAAGACCGTGGACTATCGCAGCCTTGCCGAGATCGACCGGGCCATCGAGGTGCTGGACCGTGACATCGCGACAGCCGAGGGGCGCAAGATCATCCGGCAGGTGCGCGTGATCACCACCAAGGGGCTCTGACGCATGGGCTGGCTCAATGCCTTTCGCCGCCGGGGAACCGGCGGCCCAAAAGAGGTGCGCGCGCGGCTGGAAGGGGCGATGGCGCAGCGCCGGTTGCGGGGCTGGCAGCCGCCGCTGGAGAATATCAACGCGCTGGTCGCCTCGGGCGGGCCGCGCTTGCTGGCGCGGTCGCGTGAGTTGGTGGTGACCAATGGCTATGCCGCCAATGCCTGCGAGGCCTTTGCCTCGAACCTGGTCGGCGACGGGATCAAACCTTCGTCGCTGATCGAGGATCCGGCCTTGCGCGACCGGGTCCAGCGGCTCTGGCTCGCCTGGACCGACGAGGCCGACGCCGACGGGCTGACCGATTTCTACGGGTTGCAGGCGATGGTGGCGCGCGAGATGTTTGTCGCGGGCGAATGCTTCGTGCGCCTGCGCCCGCGCCGGGTCGAGGACGGGCTGCTGGTGCCGATCCAGTTGCAATTGCTGCAATCGGAGATGCTGCCGTTTGATGCGACCGAGGCGGCGGCCAACGGCAATCGCATCCGCTGCGGCATCGAGTTCGATGCCATCGGCCGCCGTGTCGCCTATCACTTCCGCCGCCGCCATCCCGGCGACAGTACCGATCAAGGCATGGTCACCACTGAAACAGTGCGTGTTCCGGCCGAGGATGTCCTGCACATCTACCGCCCCATCGACGCAGGCCAAATCCGAGGTCTGCCGCATGTGGCTCCTGCCATGGTGCGGCTGTTCCTGCTGGACCAATATGACGATGCCGAACTCGACCGGAAGAAGACGGCGGCGATGTTCGCGGGCTTCATCACCAAAACCGCCCCGGAAGAGCAACTGATGGGAGAAATCGAGGCGACCGATGACAGTGGTGCTACCGTCAGTCTGGAGCCCGGCACCTTGCAGGTGCTTTTGCCGGGCGAGGATGTGAAGTTCTCCAGCCCCGCCGATGTCGGCGGCGGCTATGAGGCGTTCCAGTATCGGACGCTGCTGTCGGTCTCGGCCTCGGTGGGGCTGCCCTATCATCTGGTGACGGGCGATGTCCGGCAGGCCAACTATTCGTCCTTGCGCGCCGAGCTGGTCGAGTTTCGCCGCCGCGTCGAGCAGTTGCAGCACGGAGTGATCGCGCATCAGCTTTGCCGCCCGGTCTGGGCACGCTGGCTGGAAACGGGAGTGTTGTCGGGGGCGCTGGACTTGCCCGACTTCGCCCGATCACCGGCGCGCTATCGCCCGGTGAACTGGATCCCGCCGCGCTGGGATTGGGTCGATCCTTTGAAGGACATCCAGGCACAGGTGCTGGCGATGGAGGCCGGGATCATCTCGCGGCGCAAGGTGGTCGAGGCCACCGGCTACGACGTCGAGGAAATCGACCGCGAGAACGCAGCGGACGCCAAGCGCGCCGGGGACATGGGTCTCACCTATCGCACCAGCCCCGGTGAGACGCAGGGGGCGCGGGCGACACCGCAAACTCTGCCGGAAACCGGCACGTCCGGGGCCGGCGCCGCCGACACGGCCGGAACCGACACTTGAACAGGAGGCGTAAGCCAATGAACAGCTGGTACACAATCCGCGCCCAAAGCACCGGCGCGGAGGTGGTGATCTATGATGAAATCGGGGCTTACGGCGTCTCGGCCAAGGGGTTTCTGGCGGAACTGGGCGCACTGCCGGATGCCACACCGCTGGCCTTGCGGCTGAACAGCCCGGGCGGGTCGGTGTTCGACGCGGTGGCGATCTACAACGCGCTTCTGCGCCATTCCGGCATGGTGACGGTCTGGATCGACGGCATCGCCGCCTCTGCGGCCTCCTACATCGCGATGGCAGGCGACGAGATCGTCATGCCGGAGAATGCCTTTCTGATGATCCACGATCTGCTGGTATGGTGATGGGCACCGCCATCGACATGCGCGCGATGGCCGAGGCGCTGGACAAGATCAAGGGCAGCCTGCTGCAGGGCTACGCGGCCAAGTCCGGACGCCCGCAGGAGGAAATCGCCCCCATGATGGCGGCGGAAACCTGGCTCGATGCCAAGGATGCGCTGGATCTCGGCTTTGCCGACCGCATCGCAGAACCGGTCCGCATCGCTGCGCGGTTTGACGTCGGGAGGTTCCGGAACGCGCCGCCCGCTCTGGTGGAGGCGGTGGAGCCGACTGAGGCCGATGACCCGCCGCAAACGGTTGAGCGCAACGCCCCATCCGATGATCCCGCTGATCCGGGTTCGGAAACTCTTGGGGCTTCCGAGACTTTCGGCAACGACATCGACGTAGGTCATGATACTGTCCCGCCTGCAGACCCTGATCCGCCTCTCGATGCGGATTGCACCGTTGCAGTCTCCAACGGTGCAGTCGATGCCGTCCGCCTTCGTGCCGACGTGCTCGCTCACGCCCGTGCCGTCGTCGATCTCTGCCGTCTGGCCGGGCAACCGCAAATGGCAGGCCGGTTCCTTGAGGAAGATGCCAGCCTTGAGGCGGTGCGCGCCGCCCTTCTGGCCACCCGCGCCGAGACGGAACCCGACATCTCCGCCGCCCATCCGCAACCCGGCCGCCCGTCTGGCGCGCGCCCCTGGGGCGACGTCATCGCCCGCACCTTCCGTCTGAAAGGATAAATCCATGCCGATCCTCTCTGAGCCCCCGCACGCGGGCGGCTTTCTCGTCTGGGAAGCGCTGCGCGACTATTGCCGCAGCACCGTCATTCTGGCCTCCGGCACCCTCCAGCCCGGCACCATTCTGGGCAAGATCACTGCCTCGGGCAAATACGCGGTCCACGATCCCGTCGCCGCGGACGGCACCCAGACAGCAGCGGCGATCCTATGGGACAGCGTCGATGCCAGCGGCGGCGATACCAATGCCGTCGTGCTGATCCGCGGCCCCGCCATCGTCAACCAGTATGAGATCACCATCCCCGGCACGCCAACCGCGCCGCAGATCGCCGCCGCGCATGCAGCCCTGCTGACGCTCGGCATCCTCGTCCGCTGATCCGGACGTCCAAACCCCCAAACACACCCCCAAATCAGGAGGCACCCCATGGCCACCATGGACATCTTCGAAGGCGATGCCTTCGAGGGTCAAGAACTTACCCGCGCGCTGGAAAACATCCCCTACAAACCCGCCACCCTGTCAGGCTCTGGCCTGTTCGGCCCGCGCGGTGTCCGCTCGCGCACCGTTGTGATCGAGAGCCGGGACGGCACGCTGTCGCTGATCCCGTTCTCCGAACGGGGTTCCGCCTATGACCAGCAGACCCCCGAACGCCGCGATGTGCGGGCTTTCGTCTGCCGCCAGTTCAAGAAGCAGGACGTGATCTGGGCCTCGGAAATCCAGCAGGTCCGCGACTTTGGCAGCGAATCCGCCACCCAGCAGGTCCAGGCCGAAGTCGCCCGCAAGCTGGGCCGCCTGCGCAACGACGCCGAGACCACATTCGAGTATCACCTCTTCAACGGCATCCAGGGGCTGGTGAAAGACCCGCGCGATGGGGCAACTGTGGTCAACTACTTCACCGAGTTCGGCATCGTCCCGGCAGCGGAAGTGGATTTTGATCTCGACAACGCCACCCCGGCCTCGGGTGCGCTGCGCAAGCGCTGCCAGGCGCTCATTGAGAGCGTCGAGGACACCATGGGCGGCCTTGCCACCGGTGCCATCGCGCTGCGCGCCGAATGCGGCTCGGCCTTCTTCGCCGATCTGGTGGCGCACAAGGAGGTGCGCGAGACCTACCTCAACACCGCCGCCGCCGCCGATCTGCGCTCGCGCATTGCCGACGAAGTCAGCTTCGGCGGCATCACCTTCCGCCGCTATCGGGGCGGGGCGGGCTTTGGCGTGGGGACTGACAAGGCGGTATTCTATCCCGAAGCGGTCGACGGGCTGTTCGAGATCTACCATGCCCCCGCCGACACCTTCGAGACGGTGAACACGCTGGGTCAGCCGCTCTACGCCCGGATGATCCCCGACCGGGATCGCGACGAATGGGTGCGGCTCGAGATCGAAAGCAATCCGCTGCCGATCTGCACCCGCCCGCAGGTGCTGCGCTCGGCGCGGCGGACGTGACGTGCGCCTTCGCCGCCGCCGTCGAGATGCTCTTCGCCGATCCGAACATCGGCGTTGAGGCGATCTACACATCCGATGGCGGCGCGCCGGTTCTGGTGCGCGTCGTCGCCCGGCGCGCAGATGCCGTCAGTGAATTCGGCGATGCCCGGCTTTGGTCGGAAACCACCCGCATCGACCTGCGGGTGGCGGAAGTCCCGAACCCGCGTCCCGGCGACCGGATCGAGATCAACACTGAGGCTTTCCTCATTCAGGGCGAGCCGAAACTCGACCGCGAGCGCCTGATCTGGACACTGGACATGAGGCCAGCATGAAGATCAAGGTCAGCATCTCCCCCGACCTCGTGGCGCTGATGGCAGCGGAGGTAAAGGCAGGCCAAAAGGCAGTCTCGACCACGATGACCCAAGCCGGAGCCGGTCTCAAATCCGCGTGGCGGACGCAGATCACCGGCGCGGGTCTGGGTCAGCGGCTGGCCAACACCATCCGGTCGCAGACCTATCCCAAAGGGCGCAACAGCCTCGACGCCGCCGCACTGGTCTGGTCGAACGCCCCGGTGATCATCGGCGCCCACGACACCGGGCCGCTGATCCGTTCCGCCAGCGGTTTATGGCTGGCGATCCCGCTGCCCGCCGCTGGCAAGGCGCTGGGCGGCAAACGCATCACTCCCGCCATGTGGGAGCAAAAGACCGGCCTGAAGCTGCGCTTCGTCTATCGCAGCCGGGGTCCGAGCCTGCTGGTGGCCGATGCCGTGCGGCTGAACACGCGCGGCCATGCGGCGGTTTCCAAGTCGAAAACCGGGAAGGGTCAGGTGACAGCACCGATATTCATCTTGGTGCGGCAGGTGAAGCTGCCCAAGCGGCTGGACCTGGCCCGCGACGCCGATCGGGCGCAGGCGGCCATTCCCGGCAGCATCGTGCGCAACAGGGTCGAGGATCACCTGTGATGGCATGTGCCGACGTCAATACCCTGCTTCGCGCTGATGCCGAACGGCCAGGATCAATGCCGTTTTCCCATCAAACCGGTAGAGGGACACATATCCGCTGTCACCGA